AACTTTTTTGGTCTTGCCATCCTATTTTTACCCCATAGTTAGGTTGGTGTGGCACAAAGAGAATAACCCTCTAGTTATACCCACTCCATGCCACTTATAAGATTTAACAATAAATTATTTGTTTTTAAAGTTTTTTCTTATTTTCTTTTCGTTGTTTTTCTGCCATCCTTTTCCATTTCTCAACTGTTTCCTTTTTAAATACTCTAGTATTCCTTTGACTTGTATCTCGGACTATAGGCTTGAGTGCAAATATTTTTTCGTAATCTTTATCCATTATATCCATCCTATTGTTGGTGATTCAATATTACCTTTTTCCCAAACAAACCATGCTAGAGCTAACATACCACCGCTATAAGCTTCGCCATTCTTCATTAGTGCCTGTCTTTGACTAAATACCCATACTTTTTCCGGAGGGTATCTCTTGAAGAAATCTCGCCTTGCTACACCTTCAAGAAAGCTTAGTTTAAGAAGTAAAGCCACCTTATACCTAGCTAGTTCTAATGCCTTGTCAGCGAACTCTAATGCGTTCTTAAATGGTGGGTTTGTAATGATGTTATCGTGCTTTTTGGTTTCCATGAGAAAATCAATGCGTGGTGTTCCATAACCTCTATCAACCAAGTCACTAGAAAACACATTATAGCCGTTATTTATTAAAACTTTTGATATATGCCCTTGACCACAACAGGGTTCATAAATATCACCCCTAAACTGTGTAACTTTCATAAGGCTTTCGGTTGAATCTTCTGGCGTTGCATAGAAATCATTTTTTTCTCTGCTATTACCATACCCTACTATTTTCTGTGCTTTACTCATGGCAAATCGTAATAATAGTTGATGACACTACGACAATTCTTTTTAGTAGAAATAGGGTCACGAACTTGGTTGATGGCTGTGGCTAAGGCTACACATTCAGCATGGTTGTCAAAAACAAGGCGGTGTACCTCTACACTAGCCGTTTCTATATCTGTGATAGTAATCAGATACATGGTGAATGTAATAATCTCTAGCATTTATTTAATCGCTTTTATTTTCTGTTGCAATTTATCGAAATACTTTTTTTTATCCTTCTCTGATAAATCCACTATATCGACTTCAATGTGTGTTTGTATGGTTTCAACAGCTTCACAAATACACCACTCCAGAACATCGCAAACACCGCTGTTAAAATCATCACATAATGATAAAGGTCTATCTTTATTCATAACCACCCCCTTAAATCTAAATATGTTTCAGCATCATCTTTAGAGAACTCACCATCTTTTATAGCTCTCTGAACTTCCTCAATATGGTGTAACGCTTGTTGAGAAACATAATTCCTAGACCTCTTTTCTTCTACAACCTTTTTATAGTCTTTAAGTCTAATTGGGTACATATCAACCTTTTCTGTGCTTTGTGCTTTGGGTTTTTCGTCTTCATACTTCTTAGCTGAGAGCCAGTAAGCAGGTTGTTTAGCAAACTGTTTATCCTCTACAGATTTGTAGTATTTGTTGTACATTTCCGCTAACTCCTCTGGTTTCTCTATCCACTCGTCTTCTACTTTCATAAAGTTCTTTTCGGCTATTCCCTTAGATACCTTATTCGTTACCTTTTCCCAAAATTTTAAAAAATGGGGAGTGTAACTTACTTTGGTTTGTCTAGGGGTAGTGGTAGGGGTTAGGGGTAGGGGGGTTTTATCTAGGTTAGGGTTAGGTTCATCGCTAGGTTTTTTAGGTCTACCACCAAGCTTACCATTTTCCTTAGATGCTTCCATACGCCTTGAAATATATAGATATTCTTGAAGTTGTCTTTCATTTTGGTAATGGTCATTAACAAGAACAAAGAACTCTTTTATTACATTATCACAGCTTTTTTTCTCATTATCGGTGAAACAATTAGCTATTCGGTACTGTGTATTTGCATCATTTGGTATACCTGCACAGCGTTTATTCCAGTTAAAACATAAAAGCCTTATGTATATTCCGACTTCCTCATTTGTAAGGTGTTGAGTACCTGCAACAAAGTCTTCTGTAAAAAGATACCAAGCTTTCAATTTTTCTTTTGGTTTACTGTTTTCATATATAATCATTTTCGAACTCCAATCTTAGTTTATTGTAACCCCTCTAAGTCGAAACCTAAAGGGGTTTTTTGGTTTAATACCCCCAAACTTCTTTTCTTGCGTTAAAAACAGTCTGCTCTTTCCATATCCAATTATCTGGGTTTGGAACTAGAGAGTTTCTAACGTCATCTGGGGTATCAACAGTTTTTAGGTAATTACCCATAACCTTTAGAATATGCTTACATATCCGCATAGGCTCACCATAATCGTCTAAAGACATCGCAATAAATTCAGCATCTTTGGTTTTTGTCGGATTTTTGAGATACCATAGGTGCTGAGTTGCGTTAGTAGCGTGTTGATATATAGATTGTTGCATTGCGTGAGAAATACTAACCCTTTGCGGTAGGCTTTTAGACGTTTTCAAATCAATATAAAAATCTTCTTTGGTCTTCTTATCCTCAAAATGAAAATCGGTATAACCCACAAAAGGAATAGTATCTATTTCTAGTTCTACTTTCTTCTGGTAGGTCAATAGAGTCCATGTGTAAGCGTATTTCTGAAACTCCTTACTACCTAGATTTAATAGTGGCACTAAGTTATTCCGTTCATCCTCTACTTTTGGGTCATTTATCCTTGAACAGTTTGCATCAAATTCAGCAACCATCTTTTCTGACGCTTCTTCTATGGGTATTCCATTTAGAAACATATTGATGCCGGACTCAACACATTGACCCCTAATACCAGATGCACTTGTAGGGAACTCATAGCCGAATATTCTTTTTAACGCCCATCGTTCCCTATAAAAAGCGAACTCGTTCAAGTGTGAGAAGGATAAAGGCAACAAATCAAACTTTTCAAAATGCTCTCTCATATTTTTTCCACCCACTCTTGAAGATGCTTTTTGTTCTTCTTTATTTTCACATATAAAAGTACACACTCTGCATATACATTACTTTCTTGACCGAAATTGGTTGTATACTCGTCAAGAGCATTTATAAGCCTATCCATTACCCTTATTTGGCTTGCGTGTTTGGCTAAAGCGTGTTCTTTTCTTTCGTCTATAGCTCTATCAAGTTCATATTCTATAAAGGATTTAGTGTTATCATAATCAGTCATTGCTTTGCTCCTTTTGTAGAGAATATTCAGCAAACCTTTTTCCATCTACTGTTTTATTATGAGTGATTATCTTATGCCCTTGTTCCCTAAGATTAAAAATTCTAGCACTAAGCCTAAAACAATTAAATTGCATCAACGCTTCTAAAGGGGTGATTTTGTTACCTCTTTCGAGATATTCCAAGATTACTTGATTTTGTGTTTGTTCTGACATTATAACTCCTTTCTATAAGTTCTTCGCCAGTTCTCGCTCATTGACCACCTTAGTTCTTAGGTCATCTCTAAACGCTTTAAAGGATTCAAACCTTATCTTGGCTCGATTCCTCTTTTTAAGGGTTTCACTATATCTATTAGTGTAGTCCTTAAACTTTTCATGGGTGTAAATTAACCCATCTAACTCTTTCATATTCTTATACATTTTTTGTCGTGAAAATTGAAGTGTTAGTTCAGCAATTATCATCTTTTCTTCTTTTTTCATTAGCTCTACGGCTGTATCTAAATCCGCAAATATCATTCCAAGTTCTTCTTGCTGGTGCGATATCTTATGAGGGTCAAACTGTAGTGAATATATGTCCATCATTCGTCCTCTATGCACTCTGAATAGGTTATCATGTACCCCATTTTGTCTTTATAGCTATCATGGTGCTTGGGGTTTGTTGTTAGCCTTACTGTCTTTTGCCAGTCATTGCACAATGCGACTTGATGGGGTTTGATTTCTATTCCAAGAATAACAGACCATCCTTTAGCTATTTGCTCATGGTTTTTTTGAATATCACCATAATCTGTTCCCCTGTTTTTTATAATTTTCAGAACTTCTTCACATATATTTCTACCAATCATTCAGCTATCCTTTTTCCATTCTATTCGTTCTAATAAATCTTTTTTCCACTGCTCGTTAAGTTCCTTGTCGGAATGTCCTAGCGTATGGCACTTTCTACAAAGAGCATAAAGATTATCAATTCTGTTAAGCCTGTTGTTTTTAACTCCACCCATTCCCTTCGGTATTAGGTGATGAATATCCACCGCCTGTTCTTTATGACAATTCCAACATAAGGGGATATCTGTTTCGTGATACCCCCAAAAGTCACCAAAAAGCTTCTTATAGTTCTTTGAGGTTTTCATTAAATGCCCTTACAGCGTTTTTTGTGAGTTCCTCAATATCATTCACCGAAAAGTGACCAGAACCCATAGACCTACCAACAACACCAGTTACAAATATATCTAACCGCTGTGTATCGCTCTTATTCATGCCACCAGTAGTAGGTTTAGGTGTAAAGGTATTATTAGCCTGTGGCATTGGTTGTGGTGGTTGTGGTATTGGTTGCGGTGCTTGTGGGTGCGTATATTGGGGGTTTACATATTGCGGTTCATGCTGTTGGTCATTTGGATTCGGTACTATACTCACGTTCTGAATATTAGTGTATTGATTGCCTTTTGCTGATGTTTTTGTATTTATTACATCAAAATTTATAGCATCTCCTGCAAGTGGCATTGGGTTTAAAATTACTCCCCTTAAATAGCACCTACGACCATCTATTAACTCTATGGAATAATTGGGTACTCCATTTTCTGTTTTATCTTCTATTGAACTTATTATATTAACCATATTATTTTCCTTATTTATTAATTACATTATAGCCACGTCCCTCAAGACACCTATTAACAAAATCCTTTCTAGTATTTGCTTTAGGTGAGAGCCATAGCACTCGCCACCTTAGACCATTATAGACTGCTTTGCTCTTATCCCA